TTAGACATTATCAAAGATCCAATAAGGGACTTTAAAGCAGGAACTAAAATTAAGTTACCGTCAACAGAGAGTGTTAAAGATCTTTATGCGAGATAACCCATGATAATCCCTTCTAGAACAACCATTAACGAAAACACACCAGGGGATAAAGATGTTGATATTTACATCAAAGAAGGTGTTGCTGGCCAAGGGTCAGGTTATAAACTTAAATCAGACTTAGGAAAAACTGTACTAGGACGGTTAGAAGATTATGGACCTGAAGGATTTTTTGGAGATGGCGGCAATCCTTCCTTTGAATCAATAGATACATATATAAATGGTATTTTAAATAATAGTTCCTCCGCATTAACTACAGAAGAATTAGATGATCTTAATCAGATCAGAGCAATGACAGGCCTCGCAGAAATGGGAGACGAACATAGCCAAGATGAAAACATGCATAGTACTGTATATGAAGATCAAGATATGATCTATTCTAATTATCTAAGAAAAAATGTTTTAAAAAATAAACTAGATGCATTAGAAGTACCACAATACATTTTTACTTTATATATGCTTAAAAGTACAAAATATTCTGAATTCCAAAAAGGACAACAAACTGACAGCTCAGGCTCAGACACATCTGACGACAGTAGAAAAGACGAAACAGATGGCAAGGCACAAAAGTCTTTTCGTACATTAGATAAACCTAATCCTGAGGATATAGTTATAATAGCTCAAACAGGAAGTACAGATATAGGTATAGATGATGTTGATATAGAAACATTCAACGGTCCTGCAAATGATATAACACCATTAAAAATAGACTTTAAACTTACAGAACCAGGCTCCATTACTTTATTAGATAGACTCTCAGAAGCAAAAGCATTTTGTGGATACAAATCTCAAAGTTCCACAGTTCCAGGATTATTCCTACAATTAGAATTTCGAGGATATACTGATGCAAAAGGAGAAGGATCTAGAGACGAAGGTGGTGAAATTAAAACTCTAGAAATGGGCTCAGGGGAAGTTAAAAAAACAACAGCATATTTTGAATTAGGGGGAGTTACATATGACATGCAGATAACTCCTGAAGGTTCTGTTTATAATTTTTCAACATATAGACAAAAGACAGGGGCAATCGATCAACTTAGAACACAGACTGCTCACACAATAAAAGGTAAAAATTTAACAGAATTATTTGGTGGCATGGGAGACGACATGATACCTAATCCTGTTGATCCACCTAAACCTCCGCCAGGCGTTGACGGTATCTCCGGGGCGTCTTATCAAGAAATGATACACAATGATAAGTATTATGGATTAACGTATGTATTTACTTCGGATTTTAGAGATCTTGATGAGGATTTAAACAACGATGAACGAGGACCTGCAAATAACGTAAGAAGAAAATTTGAATTAGATATGAGCCATTTGCTAGAAAGTTCAGACGGCAATGTTAATGTTACAACTGATACTATCAGTGATGCAATTCTTACAGACTACGGCTTATTAGAAACATTTGCTAAATCAGGAAATATGACCACACAACCAAACGGAAAAGGTAAGGTTGATTGGGTACCAACCGGAGAGACCAGCACAACCACTGGGAAGGTAAAGAAAGAAATATTTACGCAAACAGGAAGATCAATAACAGACTCTATACAAGTAGGCGATGCCTCAGCAGAAATTACAATAGATCAACAAAAAAGTTTAGATGGATCTAATACATACACCGATCCAGTTATATCAATTACCATACCAGCATATACACATATAAAAGATTGTATATATTTAATTCTGTCATTAAGCGACGATTTTGTTAATAGAGCAATGAAAACGCCTCATGTAGATTTAAAGAAAGATGGTGGGAGAAAAGTTGATAAAGGATACACTAGATGGGTAAACTTAGATACTGATCATTCTTTTGATTATGAATCTTGGGACGAAAAAACACAAACTTATGAAGAACATATATTGGTTAGACCAATATTATCATATACAAGTAATCCAAATATGATAGTTTTTAAAGAGGATTACGATCCCAATCCTACATTAGAAGCCATGAAAAATAGATTAGATCAATTAGATATAAAGAAAGAATACTATTATGCTTTTTCCGGATTAAATGATCAAGTGATAGATATTAACTTTAATTTTGACGAAGCATTTACATTACAGGTACCGGTAGTAGGCTTTGGTGACTACTCCATGCAGTCTGCTATGGCTACAGCAACATTTTTACAGGAAGACGAAGCAGGAGCAAACACACAAGAAAATAACGGTGTTGCTGATGACATTAAACAAAAAGAAAAAGCAACAGGTATTTTAGATACATTATCAGAATTAAGTGATGGGGATTTAGGAAATTTTGCATCCTATGTTGGCTATACGGATGAAGAAGTAAAAAAAATTATTAGTGAGAAAAATGCAAGTAATGATCCAGACAACACATCACAAGACCAAGAATTATTGGCCGGTTTAGCAGGAGCATTAAGTGTAGATAGTGTGGGAGATGCACTATTAGGAGGATACACCAAATTTGTAAAAACAGATGCTTCAGAAGTGTCGCCCACAGAAAGTGAAGATTTTATAGCAGACTTATCTGACGATATGAGTATTAAAAGTAATTATATGTATGCATCTGCATTAGTAATGGGATTAGAAGGACAAGATCAAAGTGTAGCAAATCGTTCTGATTATAGCGAAGCAGATGCACAGAAATTTGTAGCAGAACTTAAACCAAAATTAGCAGTAGTAGAAAGTACCAATATTGTTGAGGAAGCACCTGATGAAAGAGGTTCTATAAGGCAAACAGCAATGAGTCATTTAATGAGACAACATATGAATGCGGCATCACATCTTATGATTGATTTACAAATAAGAGGAGATACGGATTGGCTTGGAAATGATATATTTTATGGTGTACCTAAAAATGAAGACAAATTACTGGACTTTGTAAAGCAGTCGCATGATGTATTATTTGTAATGGAAGCACCTAGACGATTAGATAATGATGTTGTAGACGAAGATAACAATACAGGATTATTTGATTTTAGTAATATTAATTATACTATGAGTGGTGTATATAGAATTTTAATGTGCAAGTCCAACTTTTCACAAGGTCTCTTTACCCAAACATTAAATATGAGTTATAATCACGAATATGAGATGACAAAAATAGAACAATTACGAAAAGATGAAAAGAAACATTCTGACTATTATAACGAATATGGAACTTATAAAGGCAACAGTAGTTATGGTAAATTCGAAAATTGGAAAATGGAACCAGGACATAGCCCTACATCTTCAGGAGCAGAAGATTCAACACCGCCAGGGACTGGGGGCGGTTTGAGTGGTAACTTACCATATGGAGCAGGATAATGGCTTTATTTCATGATAATAAAGTAGAAGGTATCTATATAGGCGAAATTGTATCTACTCACGATCCAGATATGAATGGAAGGATGAAAGTTTATGTCCCTGCATTACATAAACGTAAAGGTGAAGATAAAACAGAATCCACATTTAACTGTATAATGACATCACCTTTTGCAGGAGGCACAAGTTATTTCCATGAGGATGTCAATCTAATTACACAGGGAAAAGGGAGTAGTAAATCTTACGGTATATGGATGACACCGCCGGACCCAGGCACACAGGTTATTGTTGCATTTGGAATGGGAAACTTAAAATATGGACTAGTACTTAGTTGTCTATATCCAGAAGACAGATCCTATATGATTCCAGGTCTTGCAGGGTCTCCTTTTAATTATTCAAAACCAGGTTATAAACTTCCGGTCACAGAAAAAAATAGATTTGACAAAAGTGATGGTGGTAAAGGTACTACAGCATTAAGACCAGCACATTTAGGTTTTGCAAAAACAATATACGAACAGGGACTAATAGGAGACGATATACGAGGTGCTTCTTCAAGTACATCAAGAAGAGAATCTCCCAGTAAAGTATTTGGAATATTAACACCCGGTTCACCTCCAAACGGCGCAGACGGTCCTGTAAAACCTAACAATAGATCTGCAGGTCATCAGTTTGTTATGGATGACGGTGATAATAATGGGAAAAGCAAAAACATAAGAATAAGAACTGGTGGCGGTAATCAAATATTAATGGATGATACTGATGGTATTATTTACTTCATTAATAAATCCGGTAAAGCATGGATGGAATTAGACCAAGCAGGTGGTATTACAATATTCGGAGAAGGCTCAGTAGATATAAGATCCAAAGGAAACTTTAATTTAAGAGCAGATAGAAACGTAAATATAGAAGCAGGTGGAGATGTAAATATTAAAGCCGCAGGAGACACGGCCAGTGGAGACGGTGATCAACATGTTGGCGCAACAGACGTTCCTGCACCTCCATTAGGATATGGTGGTAATTTAAGATTTGAAAGTACAGCACAAACAAGTATATTTTCTAGAGCAAGTGCTCAATTTACATCAATGGCAGGAGACATTGATATTAGTTCTGCTGGACGTACAGCATTAACAGGCGGAACGTTAGGTGTAGATTTAGTTGGAGGAGCAGGTGGTATCAAAATGCTATCTACACTAGGCGGCATACATTTAAATTCAACTTTAGGTATAAATTTAACAAGTCCGGCGCCTGTTAGTATAACAGGACTACCAATATTATTAAACTCTACAGGTGGAATACCTGCCGTACCGGCACTACCAGCCTTAACAGCATCACCATTGTCAGTTAATACACATGAAGATTGGTCAACCAAACAGCCTGATTTTGGTGAAGAAAACCTTAGCGATGCTACGTCTTTAATGCCTGATATGTCTCCTGAAAATGCATCAGGAAGAAAGAAAGCACCAAAGATAAAATCCATAGTTTCTACTATGCCTACAGCAGAGCCATATATGAACCATGCCAAATCAGATGCATTGGCACACAACCAAGCAACTATGACTGAAGAAGATTTTGATGACAACTTAGGTCCAAACGATTCAGACTCACCAGACGGGTACACAGGAGGATAATATGTCAGAAGATCAAGCACATGTACCTAATACAGCAACTACATTTGAAGAAGGTGCGGCTAATTTACAACAACGAAAAGAACAATTAGACAAGGCAAATAAAGAGGCAATAGGTGCCGTTACAGCCGCTCGAGTTGAAGCAGAAAAAGAAAGTTTTTTAGGAAAATTAGGAGCATTAGGTAATTCAATATTTGGACCTATTAAAGATAAAATAAGTAACTTCAGTGATCCTATTTTTAAACAGGTAGAAGAAATACAAAGTTATATGGATGTACAAGCAATGCTTCTAACAGTTGTTCCTCCTATACGAGTAATGATGAATAACGCATTTGGCGATAAAATTATAGGACCACAAAAAATATTAACAGAAGCACAGGCAATGATGAAGCAAGTGCAAATGGATGTTAATAATATGATGACAATGGTAGATGATGTAAAGGCTCTACCAGCACAAATGAATGCATTAGCAAACGAAACAATTGGAGAAGTATATGCGGCGGCCGGATTGGCAGGTGGAACATTAAAAGATTTTTCCGATCTAGCAAATGGATTGCAAAATGATTACACATTAAGTTCTATTCAAGACTTTATTAAAAATACACCTGGAGCAAGTGCGGGACAGCCAGGCTCAGGTTCCGGTGTTACAAATAAAGATCTATTTACTAATGTTGTTGGAGGACTAAAACAACAAGGAATAACTCCTATTGTAGACGGTCCGTCTATTATACTTGTTGATGATAAAGGAAATAAAGTTGTAGATTTTAGTAATGGGATAGGTCCTGTTGGTATAAACCTTACAGCAATGTCTCAGGCAAAAGAATCGGAAAATACAATACATGCTTTAGTAAAGGTCGTAATAAGCGATTTTCAGTTTGTGTCACTTGTAAGTTTTATTAGTCATATAGGTTCAAGAAACTTTGCTGGTAGTTCTGTATTGAGACAACTTAATGCAGGCAATTACGAACGTGTTCCAAATATGATTATGAAATGGAGAACTGGAGCATTATCATCTAATGCAACTGCTGTGGTAAAACAGGATTATGTAGATCGCAGACTGTTTGAAGCAGAATTATTCACAACACCTGATTGGGTAAATTTTGACTACAAGCCTACACAAGGTAGTTCGTTAACTTGGAGTCAGTTGACAACAGAATTAAAAGAAGCCAAAAAATTGGCTTTAGAAGAAATTAGGGGTCAAGGCATAGATCCATCAGCACCTAACGAAGATGAAAGTGGAACTATTTTATAGAACCTTTAAATTCTTTTTGTAAATCTGCAAACTTTACATACGCTCTATACTTTGCTTCTTGCTCTTCAGCAACCATGTTTCTAAGTGTATCATTCTCTGCCTTTAAGGCTTGACACTCATTATTTTTATCAACAAGCATAGTTCGTAGTTGTTCTTCTAAGGTATCGTTAAGTGGTTTTATATCTGGCATGTTATTTCTCTATTAAGGTTTGCAAAAAATCTGTAACACTATTATTTAACAAAACTCCGCTGTGACCAGCATCTATAGTTATGTTTTCAGTGTTTTTAAATTTAGGTGGAGTATTAAGTTGACTATCCACTGATATCATACCGTCATTTGCCTTTCCTCCTAATCCTGCTAGTGGATTAGAACCGCTGGTACACACTATATTTGTATGTAAACCATTGTATGTTTTTTCTTGTAATAATCCTAAAACTTCTGCTCCAGGCCTAGTATTTTCAAATACTTTCTTGTTTCTAAATATCATAGCAAGTATTCTAGCAACTGGAGTACCTTCCCAAGGCGCCGCTATCGTAACCAAATGTTCTACATTTTTAGGATATACACTTGCATACCAACTTGCTAGTAATCCTCCAAAACTATGACCCACTAAAATTACTTTTTCTTTACCGAATTCTCTTTGTTTACGCATTCTAAACAATTCTACCAAGTCATATGGATCATCTTCCATATTATAGGAAGGACGTATAAAATTATGCTCAGGTAACTTCAAAGTATAGTAATTAAAGTTATCAGGGTCAGCATTTGCTCCATGTATGTACATAATATTTTTCATCTTACTATTATACAGTCTAAATTTGTCATTGTCAACTATTAATTAAAACTACTTATAATGTTTCTGATAAATACTTGTATGGCAATATTTAAAGGATTTAGTACAATAGATAAAGTTAGAGCACCATATACTCTAACAGACATCGATCTTGTTAAAAGAGATTTACTAAATCACTTCTATACAAAAAAAGGCGAAAGATTAATGAAGCCTAATTTTGGTTGTATAATTTGGGACTTATTAATGGAACCAGAAGACACAGTAACAGAAGAAGAAATAAAAGACGATATTAAAAGAATCATAGATACTGATCCCAGAGTAACACTTAGAGAAATTACTTTGTACATAATGGATCATACTATTAGAGCGGACGTTGCCTTAAAATTTAATCCAGGTTCTGAAGAAGATGTGTTGTATTTAGAATTTATAAATGAGACAGAGGGTTTTGAATAATGGCATTATCACAAAGACAAACTAATTTATTTGCCGCAGAAGATTGGAAAGTAGCCTATAAGGCATTTAATAATATAGATTTTACATCATATGATTTTGATACATTGCGTCTTGCAATGGTAAACTATATAAGAACAAACTTCCCAGAAAATTTTAACGACTACATTGAAAGTTCTGAATTCATAGCAATTATAGAACTACTTGCATTCTTATCTCAAGCATTAGCATTTAGAATGGATTTGAACAGCAGAGAAAACTTCTTAGAAACTGCAGAACGTAGAGATTCAGTATTTAAACTTGCAAGAATGCTAGGATATAATCCACGCAGAAATACACCAGCAAGTGGACTAATGAAAATAACTTCTATTAAAACTACAGAACCTTTAATAGATAGTTTAGGTACTAACCTTGCTAACAAACAAGTTTTTTGGAACGATGTAAACAATCCAGAATCCTATGAACAATTTATTACTATTTTAAATAGTACATTTAGTAACACAAATAGATTTACATCGCCTATTAAAAGCGGAATAGTAGGTGGCATACAAACAGAACTATATAGAATTACTAAACAAATTTCTGCTCCACAGGTTTATCCATATAATTTAAATGTAAATGGAGTTACAAGACAATTTGAAATAACAGATGGCGATTTTATAAACGGCAAATACTTTTATGAAAGGCATCCTGACCCTTTAAATAACTTAGGACTTTATTATAGAAATGATGGTAAAGGATTAGGAAGTGCAACAAGTGGCTTCTTTATGTTATTTAAACAGGGGTCATTACAATTTTCAGATTTTAACTTTGATGCACCTATTCCAAATAGAATTGCAGATATTGTTACACAAGGTATTAATGAAACAGATGTATGGTTACAAGAAATAACAACAGCAGGTGCAGTACTTAGTAAATGGATTAAGATACCTAATACTGTAGGACAAACATTAAATTATAATAGTCAAGCATTTGGTACTAGAAACTTATATGCAACAGAAAATTTAGATAACGATGCAGTAAGATTAAAATTCCCTGACGGAAACTTTGGTAATATGCCAAAGGGTGTTTACAGAGCATGGTTTAGAGCAAGTGATGGAGTTAGTTTTTCTCTACAGCCAGACGATGCAAGAACCGTAAGCATCACAGTTCCTTATGAAAACAAATCAGGTTCACCGTATTCATTAACAGTAACATTGGCACTACAGACATCTGTTAATAATAGTTTACCTACAGAAACTTTAGCAAGTATTAAAGAAAGAGCACCTCAAACTTACTTCACACAAAATAGAATGATAAGTGCTCAAGACTATAATGTATTTCCTTTTGCAAAAAGTAGTAACATACAAAAATTATCAGCAGTAAATAGAACACATGCAGGTCATAGCAGGTATATAGATATAAACGACCCTACAGGCACGTTACAAAACATAGATTTGTTTGCTGACGATGGATTCATTTATAAAATGAACAAGAGTTCATCACTTAGTACTGTTATAAGTGGAAACAATACTGCAAACAATGTTGTAGAGAATATATTACCAACATATTTTAAAAATCAAAACTTAAACAATTATGTTTATGACTCATACAGAGATTCATGGAAGAAGTTTAAAACAAATAGTTTTGATATTGAAAGTTTAGGTGTTAAATGGAACCCATTACCAGTAAAACTTACAGGTACAACAGGTTACTTTACAGAAACATCAAGTGCAGGAGCGGCAGGCACCGAAAAGGTATTAACTAATACGTTTGTATCCTTTAAACAATTCCAAGAAAACAATTTCCTAAAATTTGTTAATCCAAGTGATCTAACAGATTATAAATGGGTAAGAATTACAAAAGAATCTAATGCAGGATTACTATCCTCAGGATTAAGTACATCAACAGGACCATGGACATTAAGTGCAACAGTACCTACAGGCTGGAGAGTACATGAAGT